GGAAAGTTTAGTGAGGAGTATCTGACCCAAACATGGCGGAAACACTAAAAGATAAAGTAAGCGAGCATAATGCAAAGTGTTATATGGATATAGCACGGGATATATTCGACAAAAAGGAAGGAGTATTTACTTTTATTGTCCGGGTAGATGGTAAAAAGATAGTGGATTATGTTCAAATGGAATCAATAACCTATGGGGGACGAAATAGTTAAATTCTTCGGCTTAATAGAAAAAGAGATCACTAAAATGGAGTACGGGACGATGACTGTCACTGTGTTTACAGCAAAAGGTATACCAATAGCTAATACTACCAATTTAGTCATTCAGAAACGTAAAAGATACAAAGTTCAGCACTCTCTTGACAGCTCTGCTAACGAATGATATTAAAGTCTAGATAGTCTTGTAACATTCGTATTACGGGCGACTCCGAAAGGAGCCGCTTTTTTATTGGCATGAGCTTAAAAAACACAATATTAGATCACAAAGATAGCGCAGTCAGTTATCTCAATACCAAAAGACCCCTTTGGACGGAGTACGAGAACATTCTTCATGGGTACGTTTCCGATGACATTTCAGGCAAAACAAGAAGCCAGATGGTTGACCCCAAACTTCCCACAATAGCTCTGGATAGAAGTGCTCGGGTAATGGCACAGCTTTCGACGGGAAAGGTTAGGGGAATAAGTAAAAACGATCTAGGCGGAGAGAGAATGATGAACCTGATTCTGGACAAGTATGTTATCCCCAACGCCAATGCTCAGTTTGACTTCTTAACAAAGCTTCGCATGACTGATCTTTATTCAAACGTATACGGCAACTTCTTTGGATTGGTTGACTGGAATATTAAAAAGAATGGATATGTGGGTCCCGATTTATGGTTAATCCCTATTAGGAACGTCTTTCCACAAGTAGGGGCTGTCTCAATCGAAGACTCGGATCGCATGGTAATTAGAAGTTGGAAGCCCAAGAGTTTCTTTGAAGGGCTTAAAAAAGAAGATGGTTACAAAAATCTTCCGGATATTTTAGAGAAACTAAAAGACAAATCAGGAAGTAAAGAGTCTAGGGATTCGGAACAGAAATCTGCAAGAGAGGAAAAAGACTTCCCTGATGAGACTGCAGCTAAAGATTCAGGATATTTTGAGGTTCTATCTATGTATGAGAAGGATAGATGGGTGGATTTCTGTACTGACGCTGATATGGAGTTTAGGGATCAAAAGAACCCCCACGATAACGGTGAGCTTCCAATAGTCAACAAATACTCCATTCCTTTACTTGATGACCAGATGGGTATGGGAGACTTTGAGAGAGGAAAGGCCATGCAGTATGGGATCAACTCTATGTGGAATCTCTACATGGACGCTGTAAGGGTTTCAATCTTTCCTCCGGTGTTAATCGATGAAGACAAGGTAAGCGATCAGAGCTCAATAAAATGGGCTGCAGCAGCTAAATGGTTAATGAAAAATGGTGGAGCTATGAATGGAGCTGCTTCACTTCAACTCTCCCCTCAGGGAATATCCACGTTTAACCAAGTCTATGGAGCGATGAACGCATCGCTTCTTAATATGTTCGGTACTACCGATACAACAACCAATCAAAATAGTGACCCGGGATACGGTAAGACTCCACAAGCTCTCAAGATGCAGGCTTCAAGAGAGAACGCCCGTGACACAGTTGACAGATTTTATATGGAACGCTTCATCACTCAGGTTATGAATAAGTTTGTCAATTTGATAAGTAAGAAAATGACTGGAAGTGTAGCAGTGAGAATGTTTGGTGATGAGATAGACGATATTAAAAAGAGTTACCCGGAAGTTGAGAGTATGTTTGACGAAAAAACGGGTAAGTTAAGTATCCCCAAGAGTAAATTTGGATCAGTTCTATATGACTACGAGATTGTTTCCGGTTCAACCTACGCAGTAGATCAAAAGACCCAACAGGAGGGTCTGGTTAACTTATTTGGGGTAATGAGTAATGGTCTTGTAGCCAACCCCCAAACAGGCGAGATTACCTCTCCTTTACTTGAAAAGATTAAAAAAGAAAACAAAGACTTCAAGTTTGGCGAGGCTATATCAAGAATTATAGCCAATTCGGGTATCCAGGACTGGGACAAAATAGTGGTTGATACAAAAGACGATATAGACGGAAAAATGGAGCAGGACGCACAAAAACTTCAGGCGATGATGAGTTCTATCCAATCCATGCAGGGTGTGGGAACCATTCCACCTCAACCGGCTCAATCAGGACAAATACCGCAAGAGACTCAACAGATGCCTATGCAACAGGAACAGGTACCGCAAGGAGGAATACCAAATGTCTGAAGCTATTAAACCAACTTTTTATCAAGAATTTACGTCGTCAGTCGACAAGATTGTTGACGAAAAGGTCGTTAATAAAGACCAGCAAGCTTTGGCTTATATAACTCATTTTAAGGGTTGGGAATTGGGAAAAGCCTATGCAAAGAGGTTAGAGGAATACTTGGACACACTTGTAAGCGAGGCTATGGCCGGTGGAATGAGTATGGCGGAATTGGGTCAGAGAACGATGGTGAAAGAACTTACAAAGTTCGTATTAAGAAGTTTCTTGGCCAAATTCGAAGATGCAAGACAATCAACAGAAAAATGAAGAAGAAGTCGTACAAGAATTGGATTTTACGAAACCTGATTTTATCTTCCTCCCTAAAGGAAGACATATATATCGCCAGCAAGGGTATTTTATTGTTTGTTCTAGTTGTGATCTTACACACGCAGTCTTTATTGGAAAAGATAGGGTCATGGTTGGAGAAGATTCTGGAGGCCAACCCATTCTCAAAAAAAGAAAAGAAGTAGGGATGGTTTAGACGTGGGGAGAACAAGGGCAGCTCTCCCTACATCTAAGCCGTTCAAAAGGCTTATGTAAGCTCTTGCCGACATATCGTGCAAGTGTTTTCTTACTTAGGATTGGGGTGAGAATTATGAACGAAGAAAAAACAGATGAGGCGTTAAAAGCTGACGAAAGTCAAATCGAAGTAGAATCGCCCGCTACTGAAGTATTACCGGCAGAATCACAAACAGAAGAAGAAGCTTCCGAATCGACGGAAGAGGAAACTCCTGAGGCAGAAGTAAGTGATACAGGCCGAAAGACAGCCAGTTCCCGAATACAGGAACTAGTTGCTCAAAAGAAAGAAGCTCAGAAAGAAGCGGAAGAAGCGAGAACTCAAGCTGGCTCTTTGGCGGAACAAGTACGTCAGTTTACGGCACCACAAGTGCCAAACTACGTCCCGTCCCAAGAATCAGCAGAAAGTGGTGAGGTTACGGTTCAGGAAGTATTACGACAAGCTGATGCTCTTACACAGATTCGTCTTGCACAACAGGACAATTTGCACAGAGTTAACAATGAGGCCAATGAGGCCACAAAAGAATACCCTGAGCTCGATCCAAAATCCGATTCGTTTGACCCCGAACTTTCAGAGTCAGTCTCAAGAGCAACCCTGGCACAGATTACAGTCAATCCTACAGCCTCCGTAAAGGGGTTTGTAAGTAGTCTGATGAAGCCATACAGGCGATCTTTAGAAAAACAAGTGGCGGGTCAACAAGAAACTATTACTAAACAGGTTTCCGAGCAGGCTATGCGACCCACACAGGTTCAGGAACAAGAGAAGCCGTTTTCTGAACTTTCCATCGATGAGATGGAGAAGAAACTTACTAAACATTACCGTTAAGGTTTTTTGAGGTAAGAGGATGAGCCTTACGCATCGTGCGTACTTTGTTTGATGGATTGGAGGTGAATATATTATGACAGAAGCATTAAACAGAACAGGTGGATCTCTTTCAACAGAGATGATGACCTATTACGAAAAAGTTTTCTTAGCTCGTGCAAAGCAAAAACTTGTTTATCAGGAAGGTGGACAAAAATCTACTCATGGCAAAAGCCAAGGTAAGTCCATAGTCTTCAACAGGAAGACTCCTCTTACAATTATTAGCTCAGCACTTTCTGAGGGTGCAAACCCATCAGTTGTCAATCAGACAGGCGCTAACGTGTCTTGTACATTGGCTGAGTATGGAAATACCGTAAAGATTTCTAAATTCTTAACGTTGACCGGCATTGATGCCAACAACAAAGAGAATATTGAAGTCATGGGTCAAAACATGGGCGAATCCTTAGACAAACTCACAGGAGTAGCCTTATCAGTAGGCGCCACTCATATTTTTGCGAATAGCAAAAAAGCATCTTCACTAGCATCTTCGGATACTATTGATGCATATGATTTAAGAACAGCCGTACAAAACATCGAAGTCAATAGGGGTATGCCCTACGATGACGGGTTCTTTATGGGTAAATTTGTGCCAAAGACCAAAACAAGTCTTATCAAAGACTCAGTATGGTT